TGTTGTTTGATAAGCCAGATCTCAAATCAGATACAGCCTCATTAATGGTGCTTTTTTCCGCGTTATATACCGCTAACTGATCCCTAACATTATCTCGTTTAGTTTCTATTAAAGCAATTTGGGCATCAATATTGCCTGCTTTATTAGCTGTTTCTTGATAAGCAGCAGATAAGAAACCATAAATACCCATACTAGTAATTAAAACTAAAACAGCTGCGGCTGTGGTTAGATAGATTTTTAATCCTCGAGGTAATGTTTTACGATATTGATAAAGTAAGGAAGCAATTACTAATTTAGCTACTTCTAAAGATGCTGCCATAATAATAACAGCAAAAGCTGCTCCAGCAAAGAGTTTGCTAAGGCCGCTAACTGAATAGAAAGCGGCCGAAGCAGAGACTGACAGGGCAGAGGTAGCGATTAAAAAGGGAAATATCCTTTCTTGTATTTTCTTTAACATAGTTTTTTAAAATATATGTTAGCTATAAATATAAAAAAGGTTGATTACAAAACCAAGTTATATTGTTTATTTTCTTTTACCCTTATGTTTATCAATTTTATCTAAAATAATGTTTAATAACTCATTTTTGATAAAACCTGCCATAGATGCATTTTTAAGGGCTGACATAAGTTGGAAAACTATAAAAGGGGTGATAACTGTTTCACTTAACCATCCTGTACCTATAAATCCTTTTTCAATCATTAATATTACTGTAAGGATTATTTCCCAGGTTACTAATGATTTTAATACTTTAAGAGCTTTGTATGTTTTGAATCCTTCTCTTTTAATTCCAGCTATTACACCGAAAAATCCATCTAATAGAAGTACAGCAGCAACTGCTAGATATTGTTCTGCATTTGCTATTGTTAAATTCATAAAATAGGAACAAAAGAATCCTATTGATGCTGCTCCAGCTACTGTTGCTTTCATGTAAGTTGATTTAATCATAATTTATAATGTTATTAACATATCTAGCAACTCTTGTTGTGGAAACATATCTACTTTATCTTTTCTAGTGTTAGTGTGAGTCCATAGACCTTTTATTCTACCATAGTATGCATCTTCATTAAATTCGAATGCGTCAGCACCTTTTTCTTTAATTAGAGCAGGTAAACCAGCTCTTACATCAATATTATCCCTTTCAGCAATCCATAAAATCCATTTATGTAAAGCTTCAATTTGGGCATCTGAATAACGATGCCATAATTTGTATCCTCTAAATTCTTTTGATAATTCTACAATCTGTGAATCTACAATTGTAGTACCTGCATAAGTTTTACCATTCACAACATAACCAAAATTGCATACTTCAATACCAACTGAATTTATATGCATTTTCTGGGAGCCATTTTTACCTAAATGCCAACCATAATTTCCTTCTGGGAATGCTTGTACCATTTCCCCATCGTACTTATCATCATTTCCTTTTACTGAAGGACCTCCTAATACGAATTCTGTAGCTACTGCACCCCTTGAATCTCTACCCCAATTATCAATTGTTTTGTATGGATTGTGCCAACCTGCTGTGTGGTGCAAAAATAACCATTCAGCATTAATAGGACCTTGTTTATATTCGCCTACTGGGAGGAAATGTCTATTAATTACTAAACCATTATCTGTTGTATAAACTTTTTCAGAGGCATCTGTAGTGGCTAACCCCATTACATCCCATGTAGCAGGACCTACAATACCATCAGCGGTTAACCCATTTTTAGATTGCCAACTTTTAACTGCTTTTTCAGTACCTTTTCCAAAGATACCATCGTTACCAATATTTAGAAACTCTTGTAATTCTTTTACTTCTTTACCTCGTGAACCTATTTTTAATACCATAATTATTCTTCTCTTTTACTAAAAATTTTTGTAATACCATCAATACCAAATGAACCTAGAGTAATAATAACAAATGAATTATAAATAAATTCTTGGATTGGAAAATCTTTCCCTAAAAATCCTGTTATAATATCTGCAATGGCAAACAAAAACATTACTACAAATGAAGCAAATCCAACAACATTTTTTTCGTTAATGGAATTATCATCTTTAAATATGTCTTTAAATGCCATAAGTTTGTTTTTAATAAAATTCATTAGGGAAACTATTAGGTGAAACGTTTTGTTATAAATACAAAAAAAGGGATGCTATTGCATCCCCTTTTCTAAAAATCATATTTCTTCTTTTTACTTTCCTAGTAAACCTTTTACCCAAGATTTTAACAAATCCCAGTTTCGAGTAGCAAATACACCAAATGCGAATCCAGCATAAATTTTATAGCCAAATGCCCATAAAATTAAACCTGCAATGAGTCCTAAAACTCCTTCGATTCCGTTAGCTACGATCCAATCTTTAACAATTGTAAAGATTTTCTTAATAAAATTTAATACATTTTTCATAATAGGTTATTTTAATGTAGTTATACATATAGTTATCCTTCGCAAGATACACAATCTACAGTTCTTGAACCGAGATCACCTTTAATTACTGAATCTGTACGTAAATAGTAAAGGGTTTTAATACCTAATCTCCATCCTTCCATATGTACTTGGTTAATCCATTTTGGTGAATCAGTAGGAGCAAATGCTAAATTAAGTGATTGAGTTTGATCAATATATTTTTGTCTAACTGCTGCTTGTTGAACTAGACCTAATTGATTAATTTCAGCGAATGTTAAAAATACTTCTTTTTCCTCTTCACTTAATACTTCATGAGGAAGATTTATTACAGAACCTCCATCAGCAAGAATTTGATCCCATACTTTATCAGTGTTATGTCCTTTTTCAATTAGAACTTTTTCCAATTCAGGATTTTTAACAATAAAAGTACCTTTAGCACCATTAAACGTGTAAATGTTAGCTGGTTGTGGTTCAATCCCTGCTGAACAAGAATTAATACGTGAGTTTGAAACTGTAGGGGCAATAGCTAATAGGTGTGTATTTCTCATACCTGTACCTCTACACCAAAGTGGCTCACCATATTCTTCAGCTAATTTACGTGATGCTGCTTCTGCTTTGGTTTTAATATCACTAAAAATCGTATGAGTCCAAGCTGTAGATGAAATAGAATTAAATGGTAATCCTTTTTGTTGGAGGAATGTATGCCAACCCATTACACCTAAACCTAATGCTCTACCCTTTTTAGCATGTCTGTGGGTACGAACCATTGATTCTTTACCATTAGTTTTTTCAATGAATTCTTCCATTACACCATCAAGGAAATAAATTGCAGTTTCTACAACATCTGTGTTTTTCCATTCATCATACTTAGCTAAGTTAAGTGAAGATAAACAACAAATAAAACTATGTTCTTCATCTGTATGTAGTGTAATTTCAGTACAAATATTAGTCATAGAGACATCCAAGTTATTCATCATATAAGCTAAAGGATTTGCTTTATTAACATTATCCTTAAACATAATATATGGTTCTCCAGTTTCTACACGCGATTTAAGAATCTCAAGCCATAACTTCATTGCCTCAGGATCTCTATCGTTTAATCTACGCATAAATGCATCATCAACTACAGCACATTGGTGTAAGTTCAAACATTGTCTATTTGGATCCCCTTTAGGTCTACGGATTTGCATAAATTCTTCGATATCAGGGTGATTAATATCTAAATTTACTGATGCTGCTCCCCTACGTACTGAACCTTGGTTAGTAGCAATAATAGTTGAATCATAGATTTTAGCCCAAGGCACTACACCTTCTGATTTTCCGTTTCCTCTAATCTGTGTTCCTCTACCTCTAATTTTTGATAATGAGATACCAACTCCTCCGCCATAGGACGTGAGTCGCATAAGTTCAGCATTAGTAAGTCCGATACCTCTAATTGAGTCTGGTGTATCGATGCCAAAACAAGAAATAGGTAAACCCCTGTCAGTGCCAGTATTGCTAAGAACAGGGCTAGCCAAACCAATCCAACCATTCCAAATATATTTAAAAAATTTATTTTCCAAATCAGGACGATTCAAACGCATTGCTACAGCATGAGCAACTCGTTTGTATGCCTTTCGGGGTGTTTCCCCTGGGAGTAAATAACCTTTAGAGATTGTAGATAAAGCTACATCATCAAAAAATTCAGGGAAATCTTTACCTCTTTCCCACTGGGTATAGTCTGCTATTAAATTGTTATCCATAATTAAAAAATGCTTTCATCCCACTGTAAGTGGCCTTTTGAATAGTTAGTTACTCGGTTTGCAAAGAAATCTGTATGTTGTTTCCCAGCTGATAGATGATCAAACCATTTCATTCTATTTATAGCTGTCATATCAACATCACCAACAATAGGTTTATAACCTAAATCTGCTAATTTAGTATTTACTCTATTTTTAATGAAATGTTGCAAATCATATTTGTTACAACCTTCTAAATCTCCTAATCCATATACTTTATCAATAAAATCTAATTCAAGTTTTAATGAAAGTAAAGCTGCCTCATTTATTGCTGCTTCAAGTTCTGGTGTCTTGAGTTCAGGATTTTACTCGATAAGTGTTCTAAATAACCAACATCCTGCATCTGAGTGCATTGATTCGTCTCTAATAGACCATTCAACAATTTGACCCACTCCCTTAAGCTTGTTTCGCATTTTGAAAGATAAGAGAATGGCGAAGGAAGAGAATAAATTAACTCCCTCGGTAAATGCTGAGAATATAGCGAGTGACTTAGCAATCTCGTGCCAGTCTTTCTCATCATTAAAACTATCCCTAACAGACATAAGGTTTTCAATTTTAGCCATCGTAGTCTCATCTTCCAAAAACTCCGAGAAATCATCAAGTCCAAGTTCTTCATTTAATAGTGAATAAGCTTCAGCGTGAATTGTTTCAAATGCGCCGAATGTTGTAGCCATCATTATAACTTCTGGTTTTCTAAACCACTTTGTTACTAATCCTGACCAATAATCATTAACAATAGTTTCGGTTTGGGCAAATCCTTTAAGGATAGATCCAATAATATTTTTTTCAGTTTCAGTTAAATTCTGTTTCCAATCATTAACATCACTCATCATAGGCACCTCTGTGTGAAGCCAGTGTGCTTGTTGTTGTTTCATCCAATACTCATGAGCTTTTGGATACTCAAAAGGTTTGTAAACAATACGTTCTTGCAATAAAGATTTTTTCTTTGCCATT